CAGTTTTGGCAACGATGCGGAAAAAGACACGGCTGGCTGCCGTGCCTTAACCCGTAAATGTATTGTAATAGGAAGGAGGCGAAGCACGATGAAACGAAAATCTGTGCCGACACCATGCCCGGTGTAACCAAAGAGCAGATTCAGGCGGCACGGGAGGCGGACCTGTTCGCCTGGCTGCAATCCCATGAGCCCGGCGTGCTCAAACGGGACGGCCCCAATTACCGGCACAAGGAGCATGACAGCCTGGTCTATGTGACCGGGAAACGGTACTGGTACTGGAACAGCCGGGGCCGCAGTATTAACGCCCTGGATTACCTGATCCAGATTCGGGGCTATGGTCTGGTGGATGCGGTTCAAGCACTGGCAGGCGGAGAAATACGGCAGACGCCGGCTTACCAAAGCGCGGCGGCAAAGCAGGCACAGAGAGAGCCGGAAAAGAAACCGTTTACGCTGCCCTGGGCCAGACGGTGTGCTACCGCCGCTGTTTCGTATTTGCAGCGGCGCGGGATCAGTTCGGATGTGATCAGCCGGTGCTTTCGGAACGGGCTTTTCTATGAGGCCCGGTATCATGGCGAACCGGTCTGCGTGTTTGTCGGAAAAGACAACGCGGGGAAAGCGAAGTTTGCCTGTATGCGCGGTATCACCGGCAATCTCAAAAAGGATGTTTATGGCAGTGACAAGGAATTTAGCTTCTGCTACCCACCGCAGAATCCGGGCAGCCGCCATGTGGCCGTTTTTGAGGCTCCCATTGACGCACTTTCCCATGCCACGCTGCAAGAGCTCGAAGGCTGGAAATGGAATGGCTACCGCTTATCCCTGGGAGGCACCTCCCATGTGGCGCTGACCGCGTTTCTGGAACGCCACCCGGAAATAAAGCGGGTCACGCTTTACATGGACAATGATCTTGGCGGCCTTACCAATGCCCGGAAAATCAAAGCCATGCTCCATGAGGATCAGCGGTTTAAGCATATCCGGGTGAGCGTCAACCCGCCCCGCGTCGGAAAGGACTATAACGAAAAGCTGCAACATATCAGGGAACAAATTAAAGGCCGTCAACTACAATGCCGCCAGAAACAGGCGGCTATTTCAATTTAACAGGAGGATTTTAACATGACGAAGACAGAAAATACCGCTTTGCAAATGATCGCCGAAGCCGCCCGGTGCCCGGAATATGGCCCCGATATGGTTAAGGCTTTGATGGAAAAATTGGATATGAACGAAAAGGGCTTTGCGCTTCTGATGAACGTTACGCCCTCCACTGTCCGGCTCTGGACCAGCGGCGCCGTTCAGCCCAGCGGCACGGCCAAGCGCCTGATGCAAATTTATGAAACCGGGCCGGAAATCGTGAGCAAGATTGCCGGCGGACAGCACCCGGAGGATGGAAATGCTTATAAATGATTGCGTTAAGTTTTCGCACAGACTGGAGGTGATAATGTTTGGCAGAAAATTTACAGCATGAGGATTTTGGGGAAAAGATCGGAGGTGCGAAAAAAGACCTCTGGAAAGACCGCGGCCTGTATGTAGACGACCTGGGCGCCATGAATGAGCGGGAGGCGGAGAAATTCGTCAAGAAGGATAATGTCTGGAAGAAACCGGACTATCAGGCCATGCTTGACGATGGCGTTCCCCTCGGCGTTGTCTATTTCATCAAAAAGGCACGGGACAGCCTGGGGGCTTCTCCCCAATACCGGTACAGTGACAAAACCCCGGAGCTCAGGCGTGCCAGGCAGGAGGAATATATTGAGACCGTCCGGCAGCTACAGGCCGTGATCGAGGATGTGCGCACACTGGATGACGCTATGCAAGCCTATGACCGCTTTCTGATACAAAATGGATATGTGGAGCAGGTGCAGGGCTGGGCCAGCGGAACCCATTACCGCGCTACGAAGAAATCCCTGGATAACCCGGTCATTACCAATAAGCTGGTGCAGGCCTTACATATCCGCTCCGCTTCTCACTTTGACCGGGATTTCACGCAAAAGGCGCAGCAGGAACAGTTTGGCGTTTCCAAAGACCAGAAGATGCCAAAGGGCTATGCGATCCACTTCAATGACGGGAAAAACACCTATTCCAGAAATAACGACTGGAAACCCGGCACCTATTATGTGACGAAAGGCTATTCCATTTTGCAGACAAATTTGGAATCCCGTGAGGCAGCCCTGAAATGGGTACAGGATTTTGCCCGGCAGCGGAGCAAAGGCGGAAAGGTCCGGTTTACCCCTCCGCAGCTTGCGCATGTGAGACGGACCGGGCCGGACTACCGGAGCGGTCAGGAGATCACCGGACAGCATTATCTTGACACTTTCGGCTTCCGGGGCGGCGAATTTGGAAACTGGATGAACCAGAATGACCGGCAGGCGTCCCTGAACATGGGATTTGAAGCACTGAAAGACCTGGCGGCTGCCTTACAGATCAGCGATCAGGATATTGCCTTTGGCGGCACGCTTGCTATCGCTTTCGGTGCCAGGGGCAGCGGCAACGCCGCGGCCCATTATGAACCGCTCCGCAAGGTCATCAACCTTACGAAGATGCACGGGGCCGGTTCCCTGGCGCATGAATGGTGGCACGGCTTTGACGACTATTTGGGGGCAAAGATGGGCGCGAAAGGGATGCTCTCAGAACAGCCCCGCCTTTACCCATTGTTCCAAAAGCTCATTGATACCATGAAGTACAAACCGGAGACGCCGGAGCAGGCGGCCAAACGCACCGAGGCACAGAACAGCCGGACAAAGAAAAACGCGGCAAGCTGGCTGGATTCGGCGGTGCTTGGCTCCTTGAAGCGGTACGGCAATGAAAGTACGCTGGAACAGTATGTGGCATTAAAAGACGCTTTCCTTTCCGGGGAGGTCGGTTCTGTGGATCAGATCAGCGCCTTAAAGAAATCCGTCAGCGGCCATGTGATTCCCAAAAGTGATCGTGAACGTTTGGAAATGTTCGAGCGGATGCTTCACAGGATGCAGGAACAGGAAACCCCGCAGATCGGGCGGACAGAGACCGACTACTACCGCAATTCCGTAAAAATGGGAAAAGAATGCGAGAAAGACGGCGGCTATTGGGACAGCAACACGGAAATGACGGCCAGGGCTTTTGCCTGTTATATCAAGGATAAGCTGCCCTATGCTTCTGATTATCTGGCCGGCCATGCGGATTGCGCGGTAGCCCTTGTCATGGATAAATCCGGGGAAACAGAGGTTTTGAAAGCCTATCCCCAGGGTGAGGAACGCAGGGCGATCAACGCGGTGTTTGACGAGATCGTGGCAGATTTGAAATTGCAGCACACCCTTACCCATGCGGAAACAACGCTGCCCCTTGCGGTGCAGGCTGTACCGTTGGCTGAAAATGAGCAGATTACCATATTTACGATGGAACGCCCTTCGGTGATCGGGCAACTTGCGGCGGCAAGATCGGCAGAAAAAAGTACCCCGGCGCAGGCGGCTCCTAAAAAGTCCCACGCGCCGGAGATTTAAGGAGGTGAAACATTGGAAGAAAACAAGGATTATCAGGTTTACCGGTTTGACTATCTAACGGAAGGCAGCCAGCTCAAATTGGAGCACAACGTATATTGTGAGGATGTGGATATATCTTCCCTGATTACGCAGGGTGCGGATGCACTGGAGGCATTGCGTCAGGACAGCATAGACGGCGAGCAGAAAGCCCTTGCAATCGTGCAGGCGGCGGCAAAACATTATTATTCCCCGGTGCCTACCAATTTCCTTGCTTACAATTCAGACGGAACCACGGATAAACGTTCCGGCTCCGGCGGCAGCGCCTACCGGCACTACATGCTGACAGATTCGGACGGCGTGACCCATTCGGTCTACTGCGTGGAGAGCGGGATTCCCTACAACACTTCCGAAAATACCTATACTTCGGAGAACGGGACCAACAGCGATTACCTGAATATGCTCCCGTCCGCTGCCAGGCGCGGCATTACCCTGACTGCGATCTATGGCTGGAAACCCGGCGCCTCCCTTCCTGTTTCCGGAATCAATGAGGACGATTATAAAATGGCGACGCAGATCATCCTCTGGGAATACCAGCAGCAGCTTCGCAGCGACCCCTACAGCCGGCACAGCAACGGCCACGCTTCGGCGGACCAGTATTACAGCGTGGTTGCCGGGCGTCCTGCGGAAAAGGCATACAACTGGATTCTGGAACAGGTGGCGTCCCACTCCACCGTCCCTTCCTTTACCGCGGCGAATAAGGGGGATGCCCCTGTTCTGGAACTGAAATGGGACACCAGCAGAAAGGTCTATACCCTGACTGTTACCGACACCAACAACCTGAATATCGACCTGCAAATGCTTTCCGGCAGCGGCGTGACCGTGAGCAGGAACGGCAACCAGTACACCTTCACCAGCAAAAACATGATTATGGAGCCGGTGAGCTTTGAGTTCAGAAAAGACATTCCGGTTGCCAACGACATGCTGATCTGGGGCCGCCCTGGTTATCAGACCATGATGACCGGCGCCAGCGACCCGGTTTCCTTCTTTATGAACATCAAAACGGAGACCTACGGCACCGCGAAGATCGTCAAGACCAGTGAGGACGGCATTGTGTCCGGCATTTCCTTCCGCATTTCCGGCACGGATATTTTGGGAAATGAAGTCAATGAGACTGTTACTACCGGGGATAACGGCCAGGTGGAAAAGAAATTCCTGCCCGGCACTTACCTGGTGACGGAAATCCCGGTTGACCGCTATGTGACCCCTTCCGCACAGTACATCACTATTGAGAGCGGCCAGACTGCTTCCGTCCATTTCAGCAATATTTTGAAGAAATTCCGCGTGCATGTGGTAAAGAGCGACGCGGACACCGGGACCGCCCAGGGCGACGCCACCCTTGCCGGGGCGACCTATGGGATTTATAACAATGGCGAGCTGGTAGATACCTATACCACCGGGCCGGACGGCAGCTTTATGACCCGTTACTATGTCTGCGGCGATAGCTGGACGGTACGGGAAATCGAGCCCAGCACCGGTTATCTTCTGAATGATACGGTCTATGAGGTGGGCGCTTCCCCGGCGCTGTACGAGGTGGAGCTGAACACTACGGAGAACCAGGTCACGGAAACCGTGATCTATGGCAATATCCAGCTTGTCAAGCATACGGACGACCCGGACCCGGATGTGTCCGAAGATGAAAATACGGAAGAACCGAATGAGGGTGTGATCGAGCACCCGGAGGCCGGCGCCGTCTTTGAAATCTACTTGAAGGCGGCGGGTAGCTATGATGCGGCGAAGGAAAGCGAGCGCGACCTGCTCACCACGGACAGCGACGGCTTTACTTCCTCCAAAATGCTGCCTTACGGCCATTATACGGTCCACCAGACAGCCGGTGAGGAAGGCAAGGCGTTCATTCCTGATTTTACCGTCTTTATTTCCGCAGACGGCCAGACCTACAGCTATATTCTGAATAACCGCACCATTACCGCAAGGCTCAAGGTGGAGAAATGCGACGCCGAGACCGGGAGCATTATCCCGATGACCGGCACGGGCTTCCAGATCAAGGACCTTTCCACCGGGGAATTTGTCACCCAGGAAATCTTCTACCCAAACCCGGAGACCCTTGATACCTTCTATGTTTCGGACGAAGGCTGGCTCATGCTGCCGGAACCTCTGCATACCGGGGATTATGAGCTTTATGAGGTGGCGGCTCCTTACGGTTATGTCCTTTCCAGTGAGCCCGTACCGTTCACCATTGACGGCAGCGAGGCGGTTGTGACCGTCACACAGTACAACATGCCCCAGAAGGGCCAGCTCACCATCACAAAGACCGGCGAGGTGTTCGCTTCCGTCCAGGAAAACGACGGCCTGTATCAGCCGGTATATGAAGTGGCCGGGCTTCCCGGCGCAGTTTATGATGTGATCGCTGACGAGGATATTTACACCGGCGACGGGACCCTCCGAGTAGCAAAGGACACAGTTGTAGAGACCCTTACCACCGGGGAAGATGGAACCGCCACAAGCGTACTTCTGTACCTGGGCCGCTACCGTCTGGAAGAACGGCAGGCGCCGGCTGGCATGGTCGTAAATGCTGTCCCGGAATATGCGGAGCTGACCTACGCGGGCGAGACCGTGGAGGTCACGCAGACCGCAGTAGGGTTGTATGACGAGCGCCAGAAAGTGGATGTTGCCCTGTTCAAAGCTCTGGAAACAGACGAGCTTTTCGGGCTTGGCATGAATGAGGAATACAAGGACATTTCCTTTGGTCTGTATGCTTCCGCTGACTTGACGGCGGCGGATGGCAGCGTGATCCCGGCAGGCGGGCTTCTGGAAGTGGTCTCCGTTTCCGCAAATGAGGCGGGCGGCTATGACGCTTGCTTTGATTCCGACCTTCCGTTTGGCAGCTATTATGTGCAGGAGCGCACCACCAACAGCGCCTATGTGCTTTCCGATACCAAATACCCGGTAGTTTTTGAATATGCGGGTCAGGAGGCTGCTCTTGTCTCTATCCTGATAAATGAGGGCGAGGCTGTTCCCAATGACCTGCTCCGCGGACGCATTGACGGTGTGAAATATGGCGAGAGCACGGAGGTTGGCGAAGATGTGAAGCTGGCCGGCGCGGTGATGGGCCTGTTTAAGCCTGACACCGAAGAATTTACCGAGGAAAACGCGCTGCTTACCGTAACCACCGGTGAGGATGGCAGCTTTGCCTTTGAGAATATCCCTTACGGTCACTGGATTGTAAAGGAAATTTCCGCTCCCGCGCTCTATACGGTGAGCCCGGAGGAACACCACATTTATATCGGTGCGGACGGCCAGACAATCGAATTCCGCGTGGATAATACCCTGATCCGCGGACGGGTGCAGCTCCATAAGACCGAGGCGGTGGATGAACCTTCCTCTGTGGAGAGCGATAAGGAGAATACTTTCCTGCGCTTCCTCTCCGGCGCGGTGTTTGAACTGTATGAGGACGCCAACGGCAACAAGGAGCTGGATGCCGAAGATACGCTGGTCGGCGCCCTGAAAGAGACAGACGGCGGATTCCACATGGCGGAGGATCTTCTGGCTAAGGGCTATTTCGTAAAAGAAAAGAAAGCGCCGGAGGGCTACCAGCCTGACGAAAAGGCTTATTACTTTGCGATCACCGAGGACGGCCAGACCGTTGTGATCGAAAACGGCGAGGCAGGCCGGGGATTTACCAATGAGGCATACCGCGGCAACCTGAAAATCACCAAAGATTCCAGTGACGGACGCAAGGACGGATTTGCCATTGAGGTCAAGAGCGCAGACGGTTCTTACTGTGAGACCTTCACCACACCGAAATCCGGCGTGATCGAGGTCAAGGGGCTGCGCGTCGGCATTTATACCGTAACCGAGCTTTCCAACCGTGCAAGCAAGGATTATATCATTCCTGACGCGGCCACGGTGGAGATCAAGGCGGACCAGACCGCAACGGTCCAGTTCTTTAATGAGAAACCAGAAAAACCGGAAACTCCTGATAATCCGAAAACACCGTCCAAGCCTTCCACACCGTCTAATCCTGATAAGGCAGTACCGCAGACCGGTGATGACAATTTCATTTTCCTGTACGGCGGCCTTCTGGCGCTGGCTCTGATCGGCGGTGGGATGTTTGCTGCCCTCTATTTCAAGAAGGGGAAATACAGCAGACAGACCCCTAAGACAAAGGCTGCGGGCATTGCGGCCCTCTCCCTCTGCGCGGCACTGGCGTTAGGCAGCGGCTTCCTGATGGTCCGTGACCTCTGCCAGTACAGTGAAAGCGCCGGGGCTTATGATGACCTCGCAGGACTGGTGGAGCTGCCGGAGCGGACCGAAACACCGGAGGATATGGAGACCGGGACCGCACCCATTGAAACGGAACCTGCTGGGTCAGCCCCTTCCGTGGTTCTTCCTATGGTGGATTTTGAATCTTTGCGGGAAAGCGGGCCGGACATCATCGGGTGGCTTACCCTTCCCGATACGGTGATCAACTACCCGGTAACGCAGGCGGATGACAACGAGTATTACCTGCACCACCTGTATGACGGCACCTACAATAAGGTGGGATGCCTGTTCGCGGATTATGAGAACAAGGCGGATTTTTCTGACCGGAACACCATTATTTACGGACATAACATGCGGGACGGCTCCATGTTCGCCGCCCTGAATGAGTATGACGAACAGAGCTACTTTGATACCCATAAGCAGATGTACCTTGTGACCCCGGAGGGCGGTTATCTCTGTGAGGTTTTCGCGGCGTTTGTGGCAAAGCCTTCCGAATCCGGCAGCGATACCTCTCCCTGGCGTCTTAGCTGGAAGGATGACGGCGCTTATACGACCTGGCTTACCGCTATGGCGGAGCGTTCTGTTGTGGAAACGGACGTCACGGTGACAAGCAGCGATAAGGTGCTGACCCTTTCCACCTGCACGCCCGGAGGCGCGAGCCGCTTCATCGTCATGGCAAAGCTGGTGGAAGTAAACAACGAAGCAGACTGAAAACCGGTGCGGGGGCATGTGCTCCCGCACCAGTCATTTACAAGGAGGATTTTTTCTATGGTGAATACCATTGTTTCAATACCCGGCTATGTGCATTTGTACCGCTCCCTTCTTAGGTTTTACGACATGCCGGAAAATGAGATCAGGGAAATGCTGTACCTGCTGAACACGGCCAACCTGGACTGCTACGAGTATTACCACCCCGAGCGGGAACTGGCCCTGAGCGGCCCGGTAGCTTTCTGCCACTGGCTGGAGACGATGGACTGCCGGCCCTACCGCACGGAGGTACAGCTTTACAAGTCGCTACTGTTCCTACAGCGCAGCGTGGACCGTGACCTGATCGTGACTTCCCAGCGGGAGGCATTGCAGACGCTTAAATGTATTATCTCCAATATCGAATACCGCTTTTACAAGGCTTATGAAATGGAGATCGAGGACAAGCGGACCGTGTACGGGGAATGTACCTACCGGCTGGTCCCCAGGGAGGACGAGCCGAGCGTGTGCCTGATGCACGACTGGATTTATCTGCCAAGCGCGTAAATTGTCACGGATTCTATACAGGATTCGGGACAAAACCATTTTCAAAGGAGGGATGCCTTATCACGCAGAAAGAGGTCAATGCCGTTTTTGACGGTCAGGTGGCTCTATGCAGGGAAATCCTGCAAAAGAAAACAAAGGAATACACAGGGGGCGATACGGACCGGCTGGGGGCTTTCAAGGCTGCCGCTGCTTTACAGCACACGACACCGGAGCGTGCCCTTGCCGGGATGCTGGCAAAGCATATCGTTTCCCTGTATGACATGTGCTTTGCCGACGGCATGAGCTTTGACGCCGGCACATGGGACGAGAAGATCACAGACAGTCTTAACTATCTGTTTTTACTGAAAGCGATTGTAAAGGAGGGACAGACCAATCAACAGAATTGAAGTAAAGGTTTTGAACTGCCAGGCGGTGGCGGAGGCCGAGAAAAACATGGTGTTTGCGGCCAGGCTTACCCAGCGCGGGCATAAGATCAATACAATGGAGGATCTGACGGCGCTTTATGAAAAGTCGTTCAGCAATGATACCGTAACGGCGATCAGCAAGCTCCCGCACCCCACGATCCAGAAATTCGCGGTTATCACCGTTGCCATTGTAGGCGCAAGCAGGCGTTTCCTTGCGCAGATCACCAGGCACCAGAACGAGGTAAAGTTTATGAGTGCGTCCTTACAGTACAGCAACTATGCGGGACAGGCGGATTTTGCTGTACCCTATGAGATTTTGACTGCGCCGAAGGCAATTCAGGAAATGTATCTGGAAAGCTGTAAATCCGATATGGATTGTTACGAAGAACTGTGCGCGGCAGGGATCGGGCACGACGCGGCGGGCTATGTCACGCCCCAGGGCCTTAGGAATGTGCTGATTATCAGCGCAACACCTTACCAGTGGAAACATATCATCGGCCAGCGGGTATGCCGGCGCAATACGGACGAGACCCGGATCGTGCTCCTGAAAATCTGGCAGGAGCTTTTTTCATTGAGCCAGGTACTCTTTGCTCCCGATCTTACCGGCCCTTTCTGCCAGAGAGATCAATGTCTGGAGGGGAAAATGAGCTGCAAAAGAAAGATCGCGGGCAGCATGACGCCCGGCGGGATTTTGGCGGCGGATTACCCGCTGCTTATGGAAGGCGGCGCCCATGAAGATTAAGCTGATCGATTTTGGCGTGCCGGAGGATCAGAGACCCTACCGGCCACATGGGAACGATGCCGGCGCGGATGTGTATATGCCCTATGACTGCACCCTACAGCCCGGCGAGATTACGAAAATTCCCCTGGGATTTGGGATCGAGGTGCCGGATGGGTTTGCCGGATATGTGTTCCCCCGCAGCAGCATGGCTGTCAAAGGGCTGGTCTGCGAGCTGCCGCCTGTAGATTCCGGCTACCGTGGGGAAATCCATGCAATTCTTAGCAATGTGAGCAGCCAGACGCGGCACATTCCCAAAGGTTCAAGGATCGGCCAGCTCGTCATTACGCCGGTGGTGATCGCGGATTTTGTGACAGAGCTTGGGGAGCAGCGGGGCACCGGCGCCTTTGGCAGTACAGGGAAATGATAAAGAGTGCAGCAGGAAAATGAGCCGCCAGACAAAAGGCGGCTCATTTTAGGACAAAACAGGGATTATCGCCGGTATAGGGATGGGACATTATCAGGACATTACCGGATACAATATTAAGAAAAGCGGCCAACTGCTGGCCGCTCTACCGTTTGCTATTGAGTTCTTTCATAATGCCGAGAATATATTCCATTGATTTTGAGTCCAGTTTTTTGGCCTCAGTCATAAATTCCTGTAGTGTCTGCGGGCAGGCATTTCCTTCATCAAAGAATTCCTGGGGTGTTACGCCGAGATATTCGCAGATGTAGAAAAAGGACTGCATGGCGGGAAGTGACTTCTTATTCTCAATGTTATTGATGTAATTGTTCGCCTGACCCAGCGACAAAGACATGTCACGGGCAGATACTCCCTTTAGCGCCCTTAGCTTTGCCAGCCGTTCCGGGACAAAATCTTCATACATCATAGTCACCTCCTTCTGCATAATAGATTGTACCTTACAGGAGGTAAATATTCGGTAGATGAAAAAGGGTATTTGCGTTGACTTGCTAAAATAAACCTACTACACTATAGCAAGGCGGTAGTTTTAATCTATTATCGGAGGTGCCAGATGAAAAAGAAAACATGCTGTGTCACGGGACACAGGGATTTACCGCAGAATCAGATCAACTATGTAAAGGCTGCCCTGCTGCGTGAAATTGAAAAATCGGTTGCGGACGGCTTTACCTGCTTCATGAGTGGGGTCGCGGAGGGCGTGGATCAGTATTTTGTGGAAATAGTTATGGAAAAGCAGAAAGATGATCCTTCATTGGAATTGATTGCCGTAATCCCATATCAGAAACGGCTGGACAGTCTCAGGGCAAAGAGGCGGACCTATGAAATGCTGGAGGCTTGCCGTGATGTGGTTGTGATACAGGAGGAATACCAGCCCAGCGTCTATTCCCACCGCAACCGCTATATGGTGGAACACTCTGACCGGGTAATCGCGGTGTATGACGGGCGGGAAAAAGGCGGAACCGTAAGGACGATCCGCTTCGCACATCAAATGAAAAAAGAACTGCGGGAAATACCCGTGGGAGAAATCTATTTCCCGAAAAAGTAAAACAGAATAAGACAACTTGGCACAGCGCTCACTTGGACAGTGGGCGTTTTCTTTTGCCCGAAAGGAGGCATTTTTATGTGGAGTATCATAACACACCTTATCGCATTTACAGCCGGTACGGTAGCCGGCGTTGTGCTGCTCTGTCTGATGCAGGCAGGAAAAATGGCGGATGAAGGTTACGAAAATATGGAACGGAGGAATAATAGATGAATACTGAAATTGCGGAATATATCAAAAACCATATCCGGGAGTATTTACCGCCGGAGTATCAGGAGGCTCATATCACTCTGGAAGAAGTGACAAAAGGAAATGACCGGAGGCTTACCGGCCTTATGATCCGAAACGACGGAGAAATTACTGTCCCGACAATCTATTTGGAACCCTATGCCAAGCAGCTTGCGCAGGGGCGGCCAATGGATGAAATCATACGGGAAATCGTACAGATCAGGACGGAACAAGATACCAGGGTTCCCTTTGAAGTATCGGACTTAATGGATTACAGACAAGTAAAGCCCATGCTTGCTATCCGTCTATGCGATCCTGAACAAAACCGGGAGTATTTGAAAGATAAACCGTTTACCCCGTGCGGAGAGTTGGCTGCGGTCTACCGGATTCAGGTCATGGAGAGCAAAGAGGGTGTTGCCTCTGCTGTTGTTACAGATCGTATGATGGAATTGTGGGGTGTTACTAAAGAGCAGCTTCATCAGGATGCAGTTGCGGCAGAAACAGAAAGAAGCCCGGTCTGTTTTTACAGTATGGAAGATATGATGGACGAAATCATGTTCTCGTCAAAACCTGAAAATCTGTTTGAGTGCACAGAACCGTTGGATGCAGCTACTATGCCAATGTATGTTCTGACAAATGCCAGCAAAGTAAACGGTTCCGGGATTCTTGCGCGGGACGGGGTTCTGGATAAAATCGGTGAGCTGCTTGGAAAGAATTTCTATGTTCTCCCCTCGTCTATACATGAGGTGCTGATCGTACCGGATAATGGCGATATGCAGGCAAAGGAACTGGAAAGCATGGTTAAGGAAGTTAATGCGACCCAGGTGGCTCCGGCTGACCTTCTTTCCGATAAGGTACAGTATTATGACCGGGCGGCAAAAACTCTTGGCCGGAAACAGGAAAAGGGGCTCCTGGAACGGCTGGCAGAAAATAAGGCGCAGGTAAAAGAACAGGCAGAAAAAGCACCAAAGGAAAAAACAGCGGCAAAACAGGAACCGAGTTTATAAGGGCAGCTATGCGGCTGCCTTTTCTATATTCAAAGAAATGGAGGATGACAAGTGAAATTAGTGATTGCAGAAAAGCCCTCTGTCGCTATGGCTTTGGCGGCGGTATTGGGCGCAGATGAGAAAAAGGACGGCTATCTGGAAGGCGGCGGCTACCTGGTGAGCTGGTGCGTCGGCCACCTTCTGGAGCTGGCACAGCCTGAAGCCTACGGGGAACAGTATGCCAGATGGCGCTATGGCGATCTGCCGATCCTGCCGGACGAATGGAAATATGAGGTGCCGAAGGACAAGAAGAAACAGCTTGACCTCCTGTGCCGGCTGATGAAGGACAAACGGGTGGATTCCGTGGTGTGCGCCACTGACGCCGGACGCGAGGGTGAGCTGATCTTCCGTCTGGTCTATGAGTATGCCGGGTGCAGGAAACCGATGGAACGCCTCTGGATTTCCAGTATGGAGGACGCGGCGATCCGGGACGGTTTTGAACACCTGCGCCCCGGTAAGGATTATGACCGTCTCTATGAGGCCGCGGTTTGCCGGGCCGGTGCGGACTGGCTGGTTGGGATCAATGCGACCAGGCTGTTTTCTGTCTTGTACGGCGTCACCCTGAATGTCGGGCGCGTCATGTCCCCAACGCTGGCGCTTTTGGTGCAGCGTGAGGCAGAGATTCAGGCATTTACCAGCAGGCCCTTCTATGTCCCAGAGATCACTTGCGGCGGTCTTACTGCTTCCGGTGATAAGCTGGCGGAAAAACAGGCAGCAGAGACAATCCGCAGGGAATGTGACGGGCAGACGGCTTCTGTCCTTTCAGTGGAAAAGCAGGTAAAGACCGTACAGCCTCCCCGCCTCTATGATCTGACGACCTTGCAGCGGGAATGTAACCGTATCTACGGCTACACCGCCCAGCAGACCCTTGACTACCTGCAATCCCTCTATGAGAAAAAGCTGGCGACCTATCCCCGTACCGACAGCCAGTATTTGACCGAGGATATGCAGGCAACCGCCGCCTCCCTGATCCTGTGGCTGCGGGACAACATGCCTTTCGGGAAAGGATGCCTGGAAGAACCGGATATTGACCGGGTAACGGATGGCAGTAAAGTCACCGACCACCATGCCATTATTCCCACCGTGGAGATCGCCCGGACGGACCTGTCTGCTCTCCCTTCCGGGGAACGGGATGTTTTGGCGCTGATCGCCATGAGGCTCCTTTGCGCCACCGGCCAGACGCACCGCTTTGAGGCGGTCACGGTGGTACTGGATTGTGCAGGCCATTCCTTCACAGCGAAAGGAAAGACCGTCTTGCAGGCAGGTTGGAAGGAAATTGAACGGCTCTACCGCATGGGGCTGAAACAGGCGGAACTGGAAAAGGAGGACCCCGCAGACGCGGCCTTGCCGGAGCTTACCCAGGGCCAGACCTTTGAACCGGTGGCAGCAGGCGTCCGGGAAGGCAAGACCTCCCCGCCAAAGCACTATACGGAGGATTCCCTGTTGGCAGCTATGGAAACGGCAGGCGCGGCAGACGCACCGGAGGATGCAGAGCGCAAGGGTTTAGGCACCCCGGCTACCCGTGCGGCTACACTGGAAAAGCTGGTAACAACCGGCTTTGTGCAGAGAAAGAAAAAACAGCTCATTCCCACGGAAAAGGGAACCAACCTGATTACGGTCCTGCCGGATAATATTAAATCCCCGCTGCTTACCGCGGAATGGGAATCCAGACTAAAACAGGTGGAGCGCGGCGAGATCAGTGCGGAGGCTTTCATGGAAGGGATCGCCGATATGAACAGGGGGCTTGTCAAAGAACATACCGCACCGGAGGAACGGTTTGCCGGCCTGTTCCCTTACGCAAAAGGAACCCGGCGCGAGGCTGTCGGCACCTGTCCCCGCTGCGGCGGCACTGTGTATGAGGGCAAAAAGGGATTTTTCTGTGAAAAGCGAGACTGCTCCTTTGCCCTCTGGAAAGATAACAAATTCTTTACAGGTAAGAAGAAAACCCTGACAAAAACCGTTGCGGCGGCCCTTCTGAAAGAGGGCCGCGTTTCTATGTCCGGGCTTTACAGTGAAAAAACGGGCCGGACCTATGACGCGGTTGTGGTGCTGGATGATACGGGCGGCAAGTATGTGAATTTCAAGCTGGAATTTCCGGCGAGGAAAGGTGGGCGCAAATGAGCGCCCCACCGGAAAGAGAACTGACACGATCCGAGCGGGCGGCAATCCGAAGGCTGGTGACGAGTTTGTGCGCCAACTATGACTGCCAGGATAAGCTCTGCCTCCCCCTGGACTGTCCCTGCTACATGCTGAATAAATGGTGGACCGGCGCGTTCTGCCGTTATTTCCGGGCGGCGGTGCTGCCTACGGAGCCAAAGCTGGAATCTGCCCTGACCGGTGAAGATACTTCTCTCAGGCAGAAGATATGCCCGGTCTGCGGAAAGGCTTACCTTCCGGTCACAAGCCAGGCGTATTGTTCGGATTTTTGCCGTAGCTTTGCCAGACGGAAATCCGAGCGGGAACGGAAACGGCGCAGGCGGCAAAACAGAGGGTGATGTGTCCGCAACTTAGCCCAATCAGGCCAGTGTTTTCAAGGGTTTTAAGGCCCTGTTTACGGGGCGCCTATATTAGAATACTCCCGGCCTCTGAAATGGGGCTAAGTTGCGGACAAAGGGCGCATTTTAGTGCTCTATTTTTATGACAGTTTGGAGGGATGCTTATAGAAAAAATACCGATTGTGCCGGAGATCATGCGGATCGATACCAGGACGCAGGCCATTGACATGCAGCAGATCGGCAACCGGCGCTTCCTGTTCAATCCAAAGACCGGCGTGCTGGTCCTGGGCCGCCAGTATCAGGAAACAAGTCTTGTAAATGCCAGCCATGCCGTGGAGCTGGCAGATGCGGGAATCACAAAAGATTTTGACGATTTTGTGCGGGGCTGGATCGGGACCGGCAGGAACTATCCCAAAGGGGTGATCCACTTTGCCCCATGTGTAGATTCCGGAAACATTTCTCTTTTTGACCGGGCTTTTGACACGCTGGAAATGTTCAGGGAAAACGGTGCTCTGGCCGGAACGGTGGTACGGGGCTTCGGGAGCCGGTGGGAACAGCCCTTATCTGCGATCCTTACGGATTTACAGAAAGAGGAACAAAAGCCCTCCCTCCGGCAGCAGCTAAGGAAAACGCCGGAGGGCAAAGCTGTCCGGCACAGGAAAGAAAACCAACAACAACGATAGGAGGCGATTTTTTGAGTATCAACCATATTGAAACAGAGGACCTTCGCCGTATGGAGGGAAAAGGCGGCCTGATTTTGCAGGGCTGCGGCGGCGAGCTGCAGGAATGGCTTGACGGGATCAATGAAATGTTCACCGAGGCCGGTATTCTGAAAAACGGCGCGAAGTTCCAGGATATTTTTGCTTTTGAGTATAATGATTCTCCCTGTCTGCTCTATCCCTTTGAGGGTGTGGACCTGGAGATTGGGAAACTTGCCATGTGGCGTTTGCAGACCCATGAGACTTTCGGTGGCACATGGCTCTCTGATTTTGTCCCCAACCGTCTGGGCGGGTTTATCGGGGAACCGGCGCCGGAGCCGGAAAAGCCGGACTGCGCGCTGATCGGGCAGGACGGCAATATTTTTAACCTGGTGGGGATCGCTGAGCGCACTTTGCGGGAGCATGGGCTTACAGACCAGGCAAAGGAAATGAAGGACCGGGTATTTGCTTCCGGCAGCTATGGCGAGGCGCTTTGTATCATCGGCGAGTATGTGAATATCACAGATACGGAGCCGGAACAAAGGCCCTCCCTCCGGCAGCAGCTTAAAGAAACGAAAACAGCGGAACCGTCTGCCCGGCTAAAACCGGAAAAGCAGCAGGAACGATAACAGGAGGTGCCGATGGAAAAAGAAAAGACTTACGGTGTATGGGCGGTGCGCAGCGCCGCTTCAATCTTTGGGCGGGCGGAAAGCTGGTGCAAGGAGGCCGGCAGGCCCCTTGAATTTGCCTCCCAGGAGACAGCCGAGGCTTACGCGAAGGAGTGTAACAGCCGCACGACTGCCAACGTCCACTATTTTGTAAAGGAAAAGGAACCGGAACCGGGTGCTGTCCGAAAGGACGGAACACAGCCGGACAGAGCTGCCCGCGCCCATGAGGAACAGACGCCCCGAAACGCGGCGATGGAAAAACTGAATGAGATTCCCGGCAGGCAGCTTTCCAAAGATCCGGACCCTTTGGTGGAAATCCGTTCCGCGGTACACAGCAATTATGCCGGCATGGTCGCCATGCTTGCGGCAGACAACCGGGTCTATCTGGGCCGCGAGGAACACTATCACTATCAGGACGGGCTTACCTCCTATTACGATAACGGCGACGGCTCCCTATGCTTTGTCACAGACCGGGCGGATATGTATTATTTCCTCTACGGTGAGGGCTGGGCCCATTCTCAGGCGGAAATGCTGGAGCGTGGGCTTACATCGGATCAGTATGCGGAGTTTGCCCGGCTACAAAACGGCGTTCTCCGGCAGTTTGAAGCACAGCGGGAAATCCTGTTCGCCGGGCAGCCCTTCCAGCCGCCTGAAAGCTATCTGCGGAACGCGGAGCTTTACGAGGAAGGACAGACCGGCAATTATAATATGCTGGACGGCAGGCTGAACAACGAGCCCCCGGTGAAGCCGGACCTGACGGACGGCCAGACCCACGAGGAAATCCGGGAGCTTGCCCCGGAGACCTTGCCGGAAGAAAAGCCCTCTGTCCTGGACCGCCTGAAATCCGAGCGCCCGGAGCATGAGGCAAGGCAGATCACACCGCCTGTCCCGGAAAGGGGGCTTTGAGTATGGGGACCAAATTTGAAGGCGTAGACATACTGGACTTTCTGGGGCAGGTCGTAGAACTGCATACACAGCATTATAAAGAAGATTTTGACGTGGATAAAGAACTGATCCAAAAGGTGGCCTTATCAGGAGAACCGGAGGAGCGGCGCCTTCTCTGGATGTCACGGCCCTGCGGCACCTATTGTTTGAGCGAGCGGGAGGTGTATCTACAGGAAAGCAATGAAAATAAAGTGTGGATGTTCTACCATGAGCAGACGAATGACCCGATTTTAGCTTATGCCCTTACATTGGATGGTTTGCAGGATGGAAAAGTGACCGGCACCATCTACCCTCTGGATTACCCTTCCCATGTGGAGCGGGTGAAATCACTGTCCTGTCCCATTGACCGGGTAACGGTGACATTCGAGGACGGCGTACAGTTTACCTTGCCCTATCAGTCCCGGAGACGGCAGATCAATGAGCTTATGCCGGAGCACGGCACGCCAAAATCCATGCAGTACGCGCCGGAAAGCGAGCGGGAGCTGGCGGTGATCCTGCGCCGGGAACGGCTGAAACGGGATTACCATGCAAAGCCGGGCAATGTTCAGGAATACATGGAAAAATTAAAAAAGGCGTCCATGCGCGGCAGGCTCAAAGAGGCCCAGGCCGCCGTCGCTGCTCCCGGTAGAGGCGCACCCCATAAAGGCGGGCTGGACCGATGAAGGGCGGACGGGATAAGCGGTCTGTCCGTGTGGAGTTTGTTCTGACCGAGGCGGAGGCTGCTTTGATAAAAGAGCGCATGGCAGAGCTGGGGATCACCAACCTTTCCGCTTATCTCCGCAAAATGGCGGTGGACGGTTACATCATTCACCTGGATATGGGCGACATTCAGGAAATGATACGCCTCCTTCGTATCTGCTCCAACAACTTAAACCAGTACACCCGGCGTGCCAATGAAACCGGCAGCGTTTATGCTGCGGATGTGGAAGATCTGCGTACCCGGCTGGATGACCTGTGGAATGGTATGGATAAGCTGCTCCGGGGATTTGCAAACATTTCGTAAACGGAGAAAATAGCCGTTGCTTTCCGGGAACCGGCACGGTAGAATTTTGGCAGAGGGACATGATATTTTCCCGTGGAAGGAGGCTTGACCTATGCGTCTGATATTCAAACTGTTGGCGTTTCCCTTTGTCCTGGTTACGGGGCTTCTTTATCTGGTGTGCAAGTTCCTGGTGATCGCATCCGGCGCGGTGCTGGGGATTTTATCAGGCATTGTATTTCTGGCGTCGCTGGTGCTGTTCTTTACTGCCGGAGTGTGGGCCGGGCTTGCATGGCTGGTGATCGCGTTTCTGATAAGCCCCTACGGTCTGCCAATGGCGGCGGCCTGGCTGGTCGGGATGATCGGCGGCGCAAACCACGCACTCAAAGATTTTGTATTTGGATAAACTTATGGGCGGGGCATTTTCGGTGTCCCGCCCTCTTTTTCACTATTCGGGGCTGTCTCACAAGGCAGCTTTTTCTATTTGGAGGGATCACATGAAAGACACAACACAGCTATATATCTATCCGGCTTCCTATGTGCGTGAGCATGGAGAACTGGAACAATACCGTGCTTCCTATAAGGCAAATATCGCCTGTAAGGAGGCAATCGAACAGGCCATTGCCGATCACTACCGGGATAACCGCCTCGGAACGGAGGCAGTACATCAGGTTTTGGAACAATTCGGTTATGACCGGATGTTTTATGTGCTTGCGGGCACGGTCCGGCAAAAGGATTGGGATGGGCGTATTTCCCGCGATAACAAAGCCTGGGCGAAAACCATTCCGGTCTACGAGAACCCGGACGGCTTCGGCCAAGATCGGAATGTTTACTTTGTGGTGGATCGTAGCCACCCCGGACTTGTCGATCTCTTTCTTACGCAGGCCCGGCTCGATTATACAAAGGAACATGGGAAGAAAGTCTCGATCCGCGAAGGCATAAAACAGAGTACAGAGCGGACGGCAGCCGTACATGCACCAACAAAACGGAAAGAGCCGGAACGTTAATACATTTTCAAATTCGCACAAAACAGATACTTTCCCTATTGCTTCGTGCAGTTCAAAAAACGATTATTTCTAAATCCGTTCAAAACCATTGTATTTTCTCTTGCTTTGCGTTATAATGAAAACAAAAAAGGAGGCTGTGCAATGGAACGATACAAAGAGCTTGCCGCTTTGCGCTGTTTTACACATGATGATATGGTGCAGCTCGCCGGATCAGAAAGTTCCGCTGTATGGCAGATAAAGAGTTATCTGCAAAAAGGATATATCGAGCGTGTGCGCCGCAATCTATATGCGGTCATCAGCATGGAAACCGGACAGGCGATCCCGAACCGCTACCAGATAGCTTCCCGCGTGACAGACGATGCCTGTGTGTCCCACCACAGCGCCTTTGAATACTACGGATATGCGAACCAGGTTTTTTATGATGTGTACTTCACCACCCAAAAGCGCGTCCGCCCGTTCTCTTATGACGGCGTAAATTACTGTCCGATGGCCTGCCGGGGAAATACGGACATCATAAAAACAGACACCGGCATCCGCGTGACTTCTTTAGAGCGGACCGTGATAGACAGTATAGCGGATTTTGAAAAAATCGGAGGCCTGGAAGAATTGTTGCGCTGCCTTCTCCTGATTCCTTCGCTTGATTACAGCAAACTGCTTGACGCGCTGGAACTGTATGGCCGGGCGCAGCTATATCAAAAGGCCGGATTTATTCTTGAAGCATGGAAAGAGGAACTGTCTTTACCGGAACCGTTTTTTGTGGAATGTGAAAAACGGTCTTCTGCCAGTAAAACCTATCTCTTTGAAAAGCAGGGCGATTTTGTCCTTCATAACAGATGGAAACTGTTTGCTCCAAAAGATTTGAAAACGATCATAAATAAGGGGGTAACTGATTATGATGCGCTTTGACCGTATTACGCTTGGCAGGCAGGCCAAAGAACTCGGCTTTGTCCGTGACACCTTTGAGAAAGTCTGCCGCCTCGCGGATGTTCTTTCTTTTATGGAAAGCGATGGGTTGCTTGCGGACAGCCTTGCCCTGAAAGGCGGCACGGCGATCAATCTGACGATTTTTGATCTGCCCCGCCTGTCGGTTGATATAGACCTGGATTTCTCAAAGGATGTATCAAGGGAAGCTATGCTAGCGGAGCGGGAGCAGATCAATGAACACATACAAAAATACATGGCGGCTTCCGGCTATACGCTGAGTTTGAAATCAAAGCAATACCACGCGCTGGATTCCTTCGTGTACGAGTATGTGAATGCCGGAGGAATGAAAGACAACCTGAAAATTGAGATCAACTATATGCTCCGCTGCCATGTGCTGCCTGTTTCCCGCAGACCGGTTTATTTGCCATGGAACGATCAGGAGCTTACAGTATTAAACGTTGATCCTCTGGAAATCTTCTCCGCAAAGACGGTCGCCCTCTTAAACCGGGCGGCCCCGCGGGATTTATATGATATGTTCAATATGCAAAAGTATGGATTGTTTGACGAGACGCAGGAACCGCTTTTCAGAAAGTGTATCATGTTCTACGCGGCGATTGCTTCGGAAACCGTGCCGGAATACTTTGACCTCAATGGTATCGGCAGCATATCCGCACGGAAAATCAGGACGGACCTTACACCGGTGCTGCGCCGTGGAGAACGCTTTGACCTGGCCTGTGCGCAGAAACAGGTAAAGGATTATTTAGCCGCGATTCTAAAACCGGAAGATACGGAGCTGTCCTTCTGGCAGGCTTTTGCAGAGGGAAACTATCAGCCGGGCCTTTTGTTTGACGATGCTGATATTCTCTCGCGTGTTGAACATCACCCGATGGCACTATGGAAATGCGGCGGGCGGATGCCAAAGTAAAAAGATACACCGGCACTATAACGAATACATACCAAGGGCTGTCCTTCCGGGCAGCTCTTTCATTTTGGCAAGGGGGTGATCCTGATAGCAACCACAAGACTAATGCCGCTGCATGTGGGAAAAGGGCGGGATGTGTCTACGGCCATTGCGGACATCATTGACTATGTGGAGAATCCGCGGAAAACGGATTTTGGAAAATTCATTTATGGCTATGAGTGTGATACCCGAATCGCGGATGCGGAGTTCCTTCTTTCCAAGCGGCAGTATTTGAACCTGACCGGGCGGGACCGGGGCGCGGATGATGTGATCGCCTACCACCTCCGGCAAGCCTTCAAGCCCGGCGAAGTCACGCCGGAAGAAGCGAACCAGATCGGGCGGGAGCTCGCACTGAAACTGACAAAGGGCAATCATGCCTTTGTGGTGTGTACCCATGTGGATAAGCACCATGTTCATAATCACATCATCATCAATTCCACCGCCCTTGACTGCACCCGGAAATTCCGCAACTTCTGGGGCTCTACCTGGGCGATCCGGCGCATGAATGACAAGCTGTGTCTGGAGCACGGTCTGTCTATCGTGGAAAATCCAAAACCCAGCAGGGACCACTATGGCACATGGCTGGGAAATACGAAACAGCCCTCCTTCCAGGAGCAGCTACGCCGGGCAATCGACGCGGCCCTGGAAGAAAGGCCGAAAGACTTTGAGGACTTCCTGAAGAAGCTGGAGGCTGCCGGAATCGAAGTCAACCGGGAACGCAAGAACCTCCGGCTCCGGGGGCCGGGGCAGAAAAACTATACCCGGTGCAATACGCTGAAAGGCGACTATACCGAGCAGGCGATACAGGAACGGATCGAGGGCACCCGCACGGCAAAACCCCGCCGTACTTTTTCGCAAAAGCCCGTTCCAAAGGCTGGGCTGCTGGTGGATATTGAGGCAGCGGTCCGGGCCGGCAAGGGACCGGGCTATGAACGCTGGGCGAAGGTATTTAACTTAAAACAGCTCTCCCAGGCGGTGATCTACCTGAAAGAGCATGGAGATATGAGCTATGAAGATTTGCTGGAAAAAGCTGCTGCGGCTACCATCAGCTTTAATGCACTGTCGGCAAAGATCAAGGAACTGGAATCGCAGATGACCGCCAATGGAGAATTGCAGAAACAGATCGTGAACTATGCCAAGACGCGGGCGGTCTATGTGGAATACCGCAAGGCTGGTTATAGTAAAAAGTTCCGGGCGGAGCATGAGGCGGATATTCTATTACACCAGGCGGCGAAGAAATATTTTGACAGCATAGGAATCACAAAACTGCCCTCCGTCAAATCGCTCCGAGAGGAATACGCCGGTCTGCTGGAACAGAAACGGAAAGCCTATGCCGCCTATAAGCAGGCCCGGTCTGATATGAAGGAGCTTCACAATATCAAGGCCAATGTGGACTATCTGCTGGACATTCCTGCGTCTCAGGAGCAGCAGAAAGACAAGCAAAAATCCCGACAATAGTTTTATGTTGCTCCCAGTTTTCAGCGTTCCGAAGGAACGCGCAGCCGTCACCGCAGGTGACGATCTCAGGGGTTTGGGGATATGTCACCAACAAGCATTTTAGAGGGTTTCACGGCAACGGGAAATCCTCTAAAATACGCAATCTTACGGAAGATTGCATTGCTTGCCGGTAGTATCGTGAATTACTGATAACCAGTTTTGTTCTCTAATCTTTGCATATTCCACAGAGATAAATTGACTTTTCAAGGCAAGTGGTGTAGACTGTGATTAGCTAAAACTAACCAAAAGGAGGGCGCACAATGACAAATCAATACATGACAAAGCTGTACCATGATCTGCTCTCCAACTCTCCGCAGACAGTGACAATAGATATTCCGGCTGATATGGGAACAGGTCAGATTTCACAGGTTGTTACAAAGCAAGGAGCTGTTGTATCAGACTGGAAAATGAATTATTTTTCAGATATGAATGTGCAGGGTGTAAGCTGCGAAGATTATATTCAACTTTTATTTTGCTTTAATGATGGCGTATCGTGGAATATTGCAGATGCACGTCAATGTGTCAGCATACAGAAAGGCGAATCCTGTATTTATCGAGGACATGGTAAGATGGAATATCTGTGTTATTCCGGAAAGACAAACTTTCTTTTCAAAAATATAAAAATTCCCATGCCCTATTTTCATAAAATTTTGAGTGACTACTTTGAAGATAGTGAGATAGATGCTTATGAGAAAAAATTATTGACTGGCATTTCAAAAGTGAGTATCACCCCGTATATGGAACATATTTTTGCGGAGTTAAAAGATTTTACGCAATACCGGGGCGGTTTAGGGTATTTATTTCTGGAAAGCAAGGTCTTTGAATTGCTGTCCGTGTATTTGAGTGAAGTATTGGAACTCAGTATTCTTTCATCGAGTTATATCAGCATTTCTAAAAGTGACAGGGACTCAATTACCGAGGCAAAGCGGATTATCGACAGCCAGCTTGCTTTTGCACCGAGTTGTGAGAAACTGGCGAAAAAGGTCAATATCAGTGTTTCCAAGCTGACAAAGGGATTTAATTCTTTATTTGGGACATCGGTTCACGCATACATCATAGATCAAAGACTGGAAAAAGCGGCAGGGCTGCTTTTGGAAAGCGACTTGAATGTAAGCCAGATCGCAACGCTGGTTGGATATTCAAAACCAAGCAATTTTGCGGCTGCGTTCAAAAAGAAATATGGAGTAATACCTAAGAACTATAAAGATGAAAATACGATTGGCTAAACCTAAAAAAATACCGTTTTTGGGTAGAATGAAATCGGGTTTGGGTTGGATTCATTGTCGGTAACAGTTACAATATGTGGTGTGGTTAGATTATGCTAACTACGCCACATTTTATTTTTCCGTACAAGGATAGGAGGATATTGTTTATGGATGCAAAGAAAAAAAGTGCTTCCCGACTTGAGGGAAAGGACTTAATCACGATTGGCATTTACACGGTTATCTATGTTGTTATTGTCATGCTGGTGGCGATGCTTGGCTTCATCCCCATTTTTATTCCGCTGATGGCGGTGCTGTGCCCTTTGATTGGTGGCATCCCCTATATGCTGTATGTTACAAAGGCTAAAAAATTCGGGATGACCGCAATCATGGGTTTCCTGATCGGCCTGGTCATGGTGTTCTTTGGTAACGGCTATCTTACGATGGTAACAGGGCTGGTTGGCGGTCTGATTGCTGATGTAATTTTGAAAAACGGCGGATATAAAAGCGCAAAGAGCAGCGTTCTATCCTGCGGCGTGTTCAGCATTTGGGTGTTTGGCAACTTTGCTCCCATTTTCCTGAACCGCGAAAGCTATATGGTTATGCTGACTGAAGGCTATGGTGCGGAATATGCTGCTACGCTTAATAGCTATATGCCGATGTGGATTGCTCCTGTTCTGCTGGTTGCCTGCTTTGTGTTCGGACTTGTCGGCGGTCTGCTTGGCAAAGCAATTTGTAAAAAGCACTTCCAGCGTGCAGGTATTGCGTAATGGCGCGGGAAATTCTGCTCAGCAAAAAAACAGAACAAGGGTTGCGGCTTGATCCGCGTACAAAGCTGTTGCTCATCTTCATCATAAGTATTTTTGTCATGGGAGGAACAGGCGGAGAGGCTATGGGGCTGATCCGCCTTGTTCTTTGTGCGGTTCCGGCACTGTTGTTGCTTACTTCAAAACAATTTGTAAAAGCCGTAAGCTATATTGCTGTGTTCTCTGTTTTTTACGCTGTTCAAGTTTATGTTTTACCACACCTTACAGGAATATTGAATTTTCTCGTGCTGTTTACAACAGGATTTTTCTGCCGTATCCTTCCCAGCGTTGCAATCGCTGCGTATGCAGTCAAAACAACAACGGTTAGTGAATTGATTTCGGGCATGGAAAGAATCCACATGCCTAAAGAAGTGACAATCCCCTTAACTGTCATGTTCCGCTTTTTTCCAACTGTCTTTCAAGAGTCGGAAGCAATCAGTGATGCCATGAAAATGCGGGGGATTAAACTCGGTGGGAAAAAATCTTCAAAAATACTGGAGTATAAGTTGATTCCAATGATTACCTGTTCCGTGAAAATTGGGGAGGAACTTTCCGCTTCTGCGATTACCCGTGGCCTTGGCGCTCCCGTTAAACGGACAAATATTTGTCAGCTTAAATTCAATTTCGCTGATGTGGTGCTGATTTTGTTCTGCTGCTTTGTAGTATTTTGGGCGATTGCTTCCCCGATAATTTCCGCAGGAGGGATTTTGCCATGATAGATTTTCAAAATGTTTCTTTTTCTTATGGTGAAGAATCCAGCGGCGGAGGGATTAGAAATGTCAATCTCACCATAAACACAGGGGAATTTGTTTTACTCACGGGAGAATCCGGCTGTGGGAAAACAACGATTACCCGTTTGGTAAACGGGCTGGTGCCTCATTATTACGAGGGCAATTTAGAGGGTGATGTCCTTCTGGACGGAAAAAGCGTATCAGATACGCCGCTTTATGACTTGGCTGCTATGGTGGGATCTGTATTCCAGAATCCCAAAAGTCAGTTTTTCAACGTGGATACGGATAGTGAATTAGCCTTTGCCTGTGAAAATTTAGGCTATCCCCAGGAAGATATCCTGAAAAGGATTGACCGTACAGTTTCCGATTATCATATTGAAGATTTGATGGGGCGAAGCGTGTTTGCTCTGTCCGGGGGCGAAAAGCAAAAAATAGCCTGTGCTTCATCAAGTGTATTGCTACCGGGAATTATGGTCCTTGACGAACCATCTTCTAATCTGGATATGGCTGCTATTGATGACCTGCGGCAGGTCTTGAGCCTCTGGAAAAAGCAGGGCAAAACAATTCTGATTGCAGAACACCGCCTTTACTACCTTCACGATCTTGCAGATCGTGTGCTGTATGTAAAAGATGGGGAGATTGAACGGGAATACACGCCTGCTGAATTTGACAGTTTATCGGATAGCACTCGAAAAGAAATGGGGCTGCGGCCGTTTTCTCTCTCGAAGTTGAAACCCGCGAATCAGTATCAGGCGCATACAGCTAAACTGATGGAATTTCAAAATTTCTGCTTTGCGTATAAAAAGCGGGAACCGGAAAGCCTCCATATTCCGAGTGCTGAACTGCCTGTTGGAGAAACGATTGCCATTATCGGCCTGAATGGCGCTGGAAAATCTACTTTGGCCCGCTGTATTTGCGGACTGGAAAAGAAGTGTGGCCTTTTGCAGGTTGACGGGAAAACCCTTGATTGGAAAGCCCGGCTCAAACATTGCTACATGGTAATGCAGGATACCAGCCATCAGCTATTTACCGAAAGCGTGATGGATGAAGTGCTTCTGAGCATGGACAACGAGGATGAAACTGTTGCAGATGAAATCCTTAAACAGTTTGATCTGCTGGAATATAAAGACAGGCACCCGCTTTCTCTTTCCGGCGGGCAAAAACAGCGGGTAGCGATCGCATCTGCCATTGTGAGTAACCGGGAGATCATTGTGTTTGACGAACCAACCAGCGGGCTTGATCTCAAACATATGTGGGAAGTTGCGCGGAGTTTGAAGTCACTCGCGGATCAGGGCAAAACGCTTCTTGTTATTACGCATGATCCGGAGTTGGTGATGGCGGGATGTTCGTATGTAGTCCATATGGAAAAAGGGCAAATAAAAGAAAGCTATCCATTGGACGAATCCGGCAGTAAAAAGGTTTTGGATTTTTTCCGAATCCGCCAGTGAATTTTAGAAATTATGAATGTCAGGGCCGCCTTGACTGGACAGAAAGATAATGATAAGAGGCCGCTTTACTTTGGCGGCCTCTTGTTTTTGAAGCACAGACAGTACGGCTCAATATAAGGAGGGCTTATGTTCAAAAAAATCTTTGAGTACGCAGGGCCATATAAGAAAAATATGTATGTGGCCACGGTTGTCGTACTGGTCAGCGTTCTTATGGGCGTCCTGCCTTTTGTGCTGGCCTATCAGGTCATTTCGCCATTGGTTATGGGCGATTCTGTTGAGACAGAATTTGTTTTATTGCGTGTTATAGGGGTTTTGATCTGTCTTGTTTTGCAGGCGGTTTTATATGGATGGGGATTATCAATTTCTCATAAAGCAGCATATAACACATTGTTCCGGCTGCGGGTATCTCTGCAAGAGAAGTTTGAGAAACTTCCCCTTGGCATTGTGGAGGAAAAAGGGACAGGGACAATCAAAAAGCTGTTTGTCGATGATGTGGACAGCTTGGAATTGCTCCTTGCTCATTCAGTCCCGGAGGGTATCGCAAATTTGCTGATCCCGCTGGTGATTTATGTTGCTATGTTTTGTGCGGACTGGAAACTGGCTCTTATGTCTTTGGCCTCTATCCCGATCAGCCTGCTCTCCATGGTCATTATGTACTCTGTTGGAATGAAGCGCATGGGTCCCTACTATCAGTCTGCACAGAAAATGAACAACACGATCATTGAGTACATCAATGGTATGGAGGTTGTCAAGGTTTTCAACCGGGAGAGTGAATCTTACGAGAACTTCCGCAAGGATGTAACGGACTATCGGGATTATACCTTGGCATGGTATAAGGCCGCCTGGCCCTGGATGGCGATATACGGAAGTCTGCTGCCCTGCACTGTTATTCTGACTTTGCCTCTTGGGGCATGGTTTGTTCTCTGTGGCATAAGCACTTTACCTGATTTGATTTTAGTCCTCTGCCTTTCCCTCAGCATTGGGATTCCTCTCCTGAAAGCACTGGGCTTTATGGAGACGATTCCGAATCTGAATTATAAGATCACGGCACTTGAACAGATGTTAAATGCGGCACCGCTGCAAGCTGCTGAGGATGATTTCCACGGACAGGATTTTAACATTTCTTACGATCATGTTTCCTTTGCGTATCAAACGACACAGCCTGGCCCAGATGGGAAACCGATAATAGCGGAAAACGAAGTCCTCCACGATATTACCCTTGTGGCAAAAGCAGGACAAAAAACTGCCCTGGTTGGTGAATCCGGTTCTGGCAAGAGCACCCTTGCAAAACTGTTGATCCACTACTATGACCCGCAGAAAGGGAGCATTTCCATTGGCGGGCAGAAACTTTGTGATATGAGCCTGGAGGCATTGAACAGCCGCATTTCCTATGTGGCTCAGGATCAGTACCTGTTTAACACCTCCCTGCTGGAAAATATCCGTCTTGGACGTTTGGATGCTACCGATGAGGAAGTAATGGAGGCGGCGAAGAAAGCCCAGTGTATGGAGTTTCTGGAAAAGCTGCCGCAAGGTATTCACTCCATGGCGGGCGATGCGGGGAAAATGCTTTCCGGGGGGCAGCGCCAGCGAATTTCCCTGGCGCGAGCAATATTGAAGGATGCCCCGATTGTAGTGCTTGACGAGGCCACGGCCTATGCTGATCCAGAAAATGAGGAAAAAATGGAGGCTGCTATTGCGGAGCTGGTGAAGGGAAAAACCTTGGTAGTTATCGCTCACAAACTTCCCGCTATAATGAACGCAGATCAAATATGCGTTATGGATCACGGAAAGATGGTGGCAACCGGAAAACATCAGGAGCTGATTCAAGCTTGCCCAGAATACCAAAAGTTGTGGAAAGCGGCTCAGGACAGCGCCGAGTGGAAAGTATCTACTGCAAAGGAGGGAAGATAAATGTTTGCATTGATTTCAAGAATCCTGAACCTCTCCGGGAGGTATAAAAGCCGTATTCAGGCTGCATTTCTATGTGCATTTGTCGAGTCCATTCTCTCCAAAATGCCGATCTTCATGGCGTTTATTGTCTTTGCCGGGTTTGCTGATAATACGCTGACTGGAAAGACCTGTCTGTTTGTCGGACTTGGATTATTAGCTGTTGTAGTGGTTCAGACAGTGGTTCACTATTTGAGCGACCGTCTGCAAAGTGCCGCTGGATTTATGATCTTTGCTGATAAACGGATGGAGTTGGGAAATCATTTAAGAAAAATGCCGATGGGTTACTTTACATCGGGGAATATTGGCAAAATCAGCTCTGTTCTCAGTACGGATATGGTTTTCATTGAGGAAGTTTCTATGAGTACCATTGGCAACATGATGAGCTATATGCTGTCTACTTTGGTTTTAGCTGTTTTTATGTTCGTACTGGATTGGAGACTTGGGCTGATTGCGGTAATCATTACCTTGCTGGCATCGCTGGTTGCAAAATATATGAATAAGGTTTCCTTCAAGGAGGCTGTCGGGCGTCAAAACCAAAGCGAGAATTTGACGGATGCGGTCTTGTCTTTTGCTGAAGGAATTGGGGTTATCAAAAGTTACAATCTGCTCGGAGAAAAATCTGACGAATTAACGGAAAACTTCAAAAAATCAAGGGATGTCAATACGAAGTTTGAGCAGAAAATGACACCGTGGACCACTGGCTTAAACATTCTCTATGGCGTGGGTATTGCCGCTATCTTCGGTTTATCCGTTTTTTTACATCAGGAAGGCGTACTCTCCCTGGCTTATCTTTTGGGCGTGCTGCTGTTTGTCTTTGATCTCTTTGGGCCTCTGAAAGCTCTTTATGGAGAAGCAACCCGACTGACCGTGATGAATGCCGCATTAGACCGCATTGAAGCTGTTTTGGACGAGCCCGAACTTCCCGATAACGGAAATCAACATATTCTGTCACAGGCACAGCCGGATCAGCCAGAAGTACAATTTAGCGATGTGGCCTTCGCCTATCAGGACAAGGAAGTCCTGCACAACATCAGCTTCTCTATGCAGAAGAATACCATGACCGCACTTGTGGGACCGTCTGGCGGTGGCAAATCCACGATTGCGAACCTTCTGGCGCGGCTGTGGGATGTGAAATCTGGAACGGTAACGGTTCGCGGGACGGATATTCGGGATGTGCCGCTGGCTGAGTTGATGGAACAAATCAGCATGGTATTCCAGCGCGTGTACTTATTCCAAGACACAATTTATAACAATATCAGCATGGGCAAACCTGACGCCACTGAACAGGAAGTCTATGAGGCAGCTAAGAAAGCTCGGTGTTATGACTTTATCATGGCTCTGCCGGATGGATTTCAGACTGTTGTTGGCGAGGGCGGCGCTACTTTGTCCGGCGGCGAGAAACAGCGTATTTCTATTGCCCGCTGTATTCTGAAAGATGCCCCGATTGTAATTTTAGACGAAGCAACAGCCAGTGTCGATACTGATAATGAAAGTTACATTCAGGAGGCAATCAATGAGCTGGTCAAGGGTAAGACATTACTTGTAATTGCACATCGGCTGAATACCATCCGGCAGGCAGATCAGATTTTGGTAATCTCTAATGGACAGATTAGCGAACAGGGAACCCATGATGAGCTTATGGCAAAAGCCGGAATTTATCAGGAATTTGTCAATATCCGAAAAAAATCTGCTGGATGGAGCCTTACATAAGGGAGGAACGGATGAAACTTCATGCGTCAGGCGAGGACTACTTAGAGGCCATACTAATGCTGCAAAAGAAATCCGGCATGGTACGCTCTGTTGATCTTGCCCGACACATGGGCTTTAGCAAACCGAGTATCAGCCATGCAGTAGGTGTCCTGCGGGACGGTGGCTTTCTGACCGTGGATAAAGATGGTTTTCTCCATCTGACAGACATAGGCCGGGAGATTGCCGAGAAAATTTATGAACGGCACCGATTCTTTACGGAGCAGCTTGTCGCTGCCGGTGTCGATCAGGAAACGGCAGAGCAAGACGCCTGCCGGATAGAACACGCAATCAGCGAGGAATCCTTTCAGAAATTGAAAGACGCTTTAAGGAAGGAAGGTGATGACATGGGAAACTAGCGGTACTTGATTTATCGGAGAATGGCCGGCAGATTGGTGAGAAACTTTTTGTTTTGCTTGATGTTGAGCAGAAACGCGAAATGATACAGTTTGTCCTTGAAACAGAACAACAGCAGGGCTTTTCGGCCATCCCATGTACTAACCCGGATTCTTTTGGCGCACGGATAGATACGTCTCAACCTTTAACAGAAATTCGGGAAGGTGATCTGTATTTTTGTCTGGAAGAAAGAGAGGTCGCTGTCCAAGGGAAAAAGGTAGATTTGTCGGTCAGAGAGTTTAATGCCCTTTACTTATTGCTTATGAATCGAAGACGAGTAATGACCTTTGAAACCATAGCCTACCATGTATGGAGTGAGGAATATGTTGAGAACGAACTAACTGCGATTCATAACATAATGAGTCGGCTGCGGCAAAAACTCAAAATATCCCCGGACATTCCAGATTATATTATCAGTGTGCGCGGTGTTGGATATAAATTTGACACAACGCAGCAAAAGAAGTGAAATTACAACATCTTGATTAACTTCTGAGAAAAAGGTGAACGGAGGCTGATTACTATACCCTATATAATGTCCCCAAAGTAACAGATTGGGGGAAGTATAAAAGCAATACCGTTCTAATCTGTTTGTGCTCCCCCAGGTATGGGGGCAGACATGCACATTTGGAAGGTCCAATATTTCTACAGAAACCGACAACGATATAGCCGAAAATCTTTTAGTGCCGCAGCTCAAAACGCTGCGGCGCTTTTTGTATCGACATATTTTTATCCTTTTCCCCAATACTCAACAAAATATTCCTATGAGCGCGTTCCTGAAATAAAACAGGTACGCGCTTTTTTCATATCTGAAAGGCGGACAAGCCTATCTGATTTTTTTCTTGTAGGCGGAACTCCTGGCTGTCGCTCCCCGCCCTCTGATTTCGATTTTGCCTATCAACTCAAAAATTGAAATTGGAGGATAATCTAATGAAAAAGATCAATCTGCGGGATTATTACCCGTTTTATACAACTGATACCATTGTGGAAGTGCCGGACGAAGTGGCTGATTTGCTCCATGAGTATAAGCTGAATGAGGCGGCTTATATTTTGCGTACATACCGGCACAAAGCATATTTTTCGCTGGACTATGATGCCAATGTCGAGCGTGACGCTCTGGTAATTGTCCTGACACCTGCGGATATTTTGGAACGGAAAGAAGAAAATGCCAGGCTGTATCAGGCACTTGCCTCTTTGCCGGAGAAACAGCGGAATCGGATTTATGCGCACTATTTTCTTGGCATGAGCAAATCGGATATTGCAAAAGCGGAGGGCACCCATAAGAGCCGAATTACTCGCTCTATCAATGCCGGCCTGCGAAGTTTGGAAAAGTTTTTGAAAGAACTTTCCTGACAGACGGCAACTTTGCCCCCGAAAATGAAATGAATAATAGAGGGACATATTCGGCAGACAAGTCCAATGGGTGCGGCCATACAGCACATGCTCTGGTCCACCCCAACTATAAAATGTCATAATGGCCGTGCCCTCGTTGCACTTTGACAACCGAATATACGTTGCTATGGGTACGTCATTCTGTGTTCCGAGCGGCAAATGGAGCGGCGCAAAGACAGGCAGCCAGGGAGGTGATGAATCCGGCTGTCCGAGCGATCCACGCAATCCATTGACCCGGCTGTGGCAGGCCGGGCGCGACGACGGCGCAGATCATAATGGTACTTTTTCACAATCTCTCACGGACTTGAAGGGAAGTCCCTGCGGTGTGCGCTTGCTCTGGCAAAGCGGCGGCATCTGCGGGGCTATGATGCGGTAAAGCTGGCCGCAGCCTATGGCAACCCCGCTTTGTGTAGACAGAGCTGCCGGGGGGCGTGGCAAATACGGCAAGCAAAATCGAAATCAGATACAATGGGCCGGACCTGTTTCTATTTATAGGGCGGGTCCGGCTTATTCATGTGGTTTTGATAGACCAGTAATTTCAGGAAGGAGTTGGTATTATGGAGAATATTACTGCTGGCGGAAGCGGTTCATTGGTAGACATTCGGGATGTCACCGTGGATAAGGAGCTTCCCCGCGAGGAACGAATCACTGAATTTGTGCGCCAGATCAAAAACCCTTACCGTTTTAAGTGCGGACGTTTTACCGTCCGGGCCAGCTTTGCCCCTGGCGGTGCCACCCTGGAGGAATGTATCAAGGGTATTTTACGGTGAAGCAAAATTTCTTCCAGAAAAGGGCTGACTTTCCCGTAAGAGCGTGGTACAATAAGAGTCGGAAAAGGAATTGAATACGGCATAACCACACTTCTTGAATTGCGGGGATTTTTCTGCGCAACGAAAGGAGTGTTTTTTTATGCAGGTTTATAAAGCTATTAAGTATATCCGTCTTTCCTATACGGATGACAAGTCGGTGGAAAGTGACAGCGTTGCCAATCAGCGGCGGCTCATTGATGATTTCATTGCCCGGCACCCGGAGATTGAGGTTGTGGCAGAAAAGATTGACGACGGTTACAGCGGTGTCCTCTTTGACCGTCCAGCATTTCAGGAAATGATGCGGATGATCGAACAGGGCGAGGCTAACTGTGTCATTGTAAAAGACCTTTCCCGCCTGGGGCGTGAGTACATAGAGACGGGCCGTTATATGCGTCGGGTATTTCCGGCCTACGGCGTCCGTTTTATCGCCATCAATGACAATGTAGACACGGAAAATGACGCTGCAGATGATCTCACCGTATCGGTAAAAAACATTATGAACGAGGCATACTGCCGGGATATTTCCGTAAAGACCCGGAGTGCCCTGGATGTGAAACGACGCAGCGGTGATTTTGTTGGAGCTTTTACTATTTACGGTTATGTAAAAACTGGCGACAAGCATAAGAGTTTGGAAGTTGACGAGTATGCAGCGGGTGTGGTACGGGATATTTTCAGAAAGCGTCTGGAAGGATTCAGTGCTTCCCATATTGCTGATGAACTGAACCGCATGGGTATTCTCTCTCCGCTGGCTTATAAGAGGAATCACGGGATGCCCCATGCCAAAGGCGGCTATACGGACCGTAAGGATTGTAAATGGTCTGCCACTACCATCATCCGCATTTTGAAGGACGAAACCTATACCGGGACACTGGTGCAGGGAAAACAGACAACGCCCCACTTCAAATTGAAGGAGCGTGAGGATAAGCCTTCATCCGAGTGGATTCGTGTAGAGGGCACCCATGAGGCGATTATCCAGAAACACGATTTTGACCTGATTCAGCGACTTCGCCGGATTGACACCCGGACCTCTCCTAAATCGGATAAGGTATATCTGTTCTCCGGTATTTTGATCTGTGGATGCTGCGGCTGCCGCATGACCCGTAAGACAAACCGCTACAAAGACAAGGAATACCACTACTACTATTGCCCTACGGGCAAAAAGAATGGCTGCGCTTCCTCTGTGATGCTGAAAGAGGACGACTTGATCGAGTGTGTGCAGGACAGCTTAAAGGGCCATATTGAAAATGTGGCTTCTCTGGATTCGCTGTTGTCCAGTATCAGTCAGGAACGGATCAACCGGGAACTGGCCCAGGAATACGCCGGACAGATCAGAGCCAATGAAAAACAGTTGGCACAGATTGAGGGTTTCAAGACGAAGCTCTATGAAAATCTGGTGAGCGGGATTCTTACCAAAGAAGAATATCTATCCTACAAGCGGAAATACAATGCGGACATTGAATTGCTGCAAAAGGCAGTTGCGGAATGGGAGGAACGGCTGACAGATGTATTGGAAAACCGCAGCGAGCGGAACCGCTGGATCAATCACTTCATGCAGTTTTCCACGATGGAGGAAATTGACCGCCGCGCAGTCATGCAGCTTATCCGCAGTATTCGCGTGATTAGCAAGGACGAGCTGCATATTGAATTTAATTATCAGGACGAATACAAAAAAGCGGTTGCCCTGGCAGAGCAGATCGTAGAACAGGCCGCGGAAAGGAAGGTGGGTTAAATGGCAAGAAAGAGCAGAAAAGAAACAGTAATCACGGCTGAGCCAGTACCATCTTTATATGTTCATGTAGCACTGTATATCCGGCTTTCCGTGGAGGATAACAAGAAACGGGGATGTTCGGTGGAAAACCAAAAGCTGGTCCTGAATGATTTTCTTGCTGATAAACCGGATTTTGTCGTCTATGATACCTATATCGACAACGGCATGACGGGCACGAATTTCCATCGTCCGGGCTTTCAACAGATGCTTTCGGATATTGAGGCAGGCTATATCAACTGTGTGATTGTTAAGGACCTATCCCGCCTGGGGCGTAATTCCATTGATACCGGCTATTATATCGAACAGTATTTCTACACGCACAATGTCCGTTTTATTGCGGTTACAGATCAGTTTGATACGGCAGACCCCGGCAATCTTCACGGAGGCATTATGCTTCCGCTGAAAAACATGATAAATGAAGCCTATTCGCTGGATATTGGCCGGAAGATCAAGGCCCAGGCAAGGCAGGCCATGAAAGACGGTGACTATATTGGCGCACGGGCTCCATACGGCTACCGGAAAGACCCGGAGAACTGTCATAAACTGCTGATTGACGAGGCCGCCGCTCCTGTTGTGCAGCAGATTTTCCAGTGGGCTTATGAGCGTGTAGCGTTAAACCGTATTGTGCGTAATCTGAATGAAATGGGGATTCCTGCCCCAAGCCATTATAAAAAGACTACCGGTGAAATTACCAGCCCTGGGCTGATCGGGAGCGGGAAATGGCAGACCCGTACTGTAATGAAGATACTGGAAAGTGAGGTTTATACCGGTGATCTGGTACAGGGCAAGACCAAAATTGTAGACCACCAGCAGGTACAGGCCGGAGACGATAATCTGATCGTTGCAAGGCATACCCATGAGCCTATTATCAGCCATGCGGTTTTTGAGGCGGTACAGGACTATCGGAAACAGGTCTGCGAGCAAAGCAAGGCTGTGCCAAAAAAACCATATACCCCCAATATCTTTAAGGGAAAGGTATTCTGTGCGGATTGCGGCAGGAGTCTCCACCGGCAGCGGGCGGAGCGCAAAAAAGGGCCGGATATTTACTGGTTTCATTGCCTTACCAACAGCCGGGTAGAAAAAGATAGCTGCAAGGGTGTGATGATACAGGAAACGGAGCTGATCGCTACGGTCACATCTGTTTTGGAGAAAGAGCTGACGGTTGCCCTGGGAATGTCTCTCCCCCTCTTTCAGTTGGAGGCAAGGCAAAAACAGGAAAAGGATAAACTCAGGGGCCAGATGTCATCCAAACGGCAGGAAATTGAAAAGAAACGCCGGTTGATCCGCGGCCTATATGAGAACTTTGTACAGGGTGTTTTGACAAGCGAGGAATACTTTGAACTGAAAGCGGATTATGAGGAATCCATCAATACACTGTCCGGTGAGATCACCGAGCTTGAAAGGGATATGGATGCTCTCGACGAACAGTTTGTACGCTACCGGACTATGGAAAAGGATGCAAAGTCACTGGCAAAGGATCACCTGCTTACGGCAGAACTGATTGACCGGCTGATTGAGCGGATCGAGATAGACCACAAACGGGATATTCATGTGACCTTCCGCTTTAAGAGTGAATTTCAGGGAAAGGAAGTGGAGTCATGCGCAAATATGTAATTGCCCTTTATATTCGGTTATCCGTGGAGGATATTAAGACAGAAAGTTTGAGTATTCCGAACCAGCGCCTTATCCTGCGGGAAAAAGCCATGTCGCTGCCGGAATGGGATAATGGCGAGGTTTTGGAGTTTGTCGATAATGGCCATACGGGTACGAATTTTGAACGTCCCGCAGTGCAGGAGCTTTTGACGATGGTGCAGGCAGGAAGTATCGACTGTATCATTGTCAAAGACCTATCCCGGTTTGGACGCAACAGCATTGAGACCGGTTATTTCATCGAGCGGGTGTTTCCGCTCTATCACACCCGGTTTATCTCTGTCAGCGACGATTTTGACACCGTCAATTTCAAAGGAGATACCGGAGGGATTGATGTTGCCTTTAAGTATCTTATCAGCGAGTGCTACAGCCGTGATATGTCCATGAAAACAAAAAGCGCCAAATATGCGAAGATGCGCCGGGGCGAGTACCAGAGCGTTATCTGTCCTTACGGCTACCGCAAAAGCGCAGACGGGCGTATGGAGCCGGACGAAAATGTTGCGGGAAATGTCCGTCTGATATTTGAATGGGCGGCTGAAGGCAATACCGCAGCAGAGATCACCCGCAAGTTGTACGCCCTCCATATTCCCACGCCTGGAGAGTATCGGAGGGATAACGGAAAAGACCATTATAATGTGTCAAGGACACACGGCGTATGGAGCAGTTCAACAGTCCTGCGGATGCTGGAGGATCAGCGGTATATCGGCACCTACATAATCGGCAAACGCAAGGTGCAGGAAATCGGCAGCCGCTGCATGAAGCTCAAAGATGAAAGCGAGTGGTTCAAAATCCCCGACCATCATTCCGCGATTGTCAGCAAGGAATTGTTTGAGCAGGCCAATACTTCTATTAAGCGTTTTTCCCTCCCCAATAAAAAAAGGCGTGACTATCTGCTTCGGGGAAAGGTGTTTTGTGGATGCTGCGATCATGCTATGTCACTCAGAAATGGAGCATGGTTTTATTGCCGTCATTCCGAAGTGTCAGAAAGTTTTCCCTGTCATGGCGTGCGGGTAAAGATGGCTGATCTGGAGCAGGTAGTCTTTGAGACGATCCGGGCGCAGATGTGTCCGGCGTTGGGAATCGACGGCAGTAAAGATAAGCTGGATTTACAGACGGTCCAGCAGGCCGAGCATGAAGATAAGTTGCGGGCTATACAGGACAGCAAACGGCAGCTTTATGAACGGTATGCGCTTGGCGAGATCGATCTGGAAACCTACCGGTCACAGAAAGCAGTATATGACGCGGAACTGGTACAGGCCAAGAATGTCCATGCCGCTATCACAGCGCAGACCAAACAGATACAGAGTGATTATGAGGCGAGGCTGAAACAGCGGGAAATTGTTCAGGAAGTAGGCAGCACCGATGTCCTGACGCAATCGCTGATAGACCGGCTTATCAACAGGGTATATGTTTTTCCTGGGGATCGGATTGAGATAGAATATGTTACGCAGGACTTTTTAGGAACGGAGAAATCTGGAAAGGAAGCATGAGCCATGAATACCGTATGGAACAGCTACGGGCAGCTATTGCAGCTGCCCGAAAAAACTTCAAAAAAGATGCAAATTTTTTTGTCGTGGGCTTGACATACGGGTGGCGCAAATCGTGAAAGCGGATATGTGGCATATCCAAATCTTCAAGCAGCTTTCCAAACTGGGAAGATACCCACGACGCGGAGATAGGGGAACCGTCCGGCTTCGCTACAACAAGGTCATTGTCATAGTAAGGCTTTCCGTCCTGTTCTGTCTGTTCGCGCTGCGCTTCCTGCATAGCAAACTGTTTGAGGAAGAACGGGCGGGCAAGCTCTGTGATAGGCAGCTTTCGCCCGTTGGATTTCGGCGGTGCCATTTCTTCAATGACTTTTGTTTTCGGCGGCACCTTAAAGGGTAGCTGCTCGGAAACGTCAAATGTGTTGTTTTCTAAATCCACATTGCGCCAACGCAAGCCCAGGATTTCAGAACGGCGCATACCATAAAGCCCGCCTAATATAACGGGCATTTCCCAAACGGTACCCTCGACGCGCTGCATAAGGGCTTTTACCTGTTCCGGCGTGTAAGGGTCGGGGGTCTTGTCGCTCTTTCCAAACTTTGTAAGCGTGTCCTTTGCCGCGTTGGTTTCGATATAGCGGTATTTCCGGGCATGGCTCAACGCCACGCTCAAAACACGCTTTGCCCCGGCTGCGGTGGACGGTTTCAAGCCTTTGTCGATAATCTGCTGAAACATTTTGTCTACCATAGCGGGGGTAAGCTGATTAAGGGCAACGCCGCCGATATACGGCGTAATGTAGTTTGCAATCGTTCTTTTGTACCCGTCGTAAGTAGAGGGGCGCAAGTTTACTCTTGCATAGCTTTCTACCCATTCATTCAGATAGCTTGCAACGGTCTGTTTCCGCTGTGAAGCGATAGACGCAATCTGCCCCGGATTATGGAGCTTTGCTTTCATCTCTGCTTCATGCTGCGTCGCTTCCTTTTTTGTAGGAAAGCCCTTTTTGGAATAGGTTTTCTTTTCCCCATTCGGGGCGGTGTACTTTATATTCACGTCGTAAACTGTACCCGGTCGCCCGGTCAGTACGCCGTTGCTGTCGCGTTTATTCTTAACCTGCCTTGTTGATATAGCCATAGCTTAACCTCCCTGTCGTGCTGGGGGCTTCGCTGTCGTCTTTGCCCTGTGATACCAGTCCCAGATTGCAGCGTCAGCTATCAAACGGCGGTTTCCATTCTGTATATATTCAAGCTCGCCGCTATCCATAAGCTCGCGCAGCTTATTTTCCCCGATACCGCTAATCTTGCTCATTTGCTCAACGGTCTTTAACATAGGGAATACAGGGATAGCGGGGCTTGTTGTTTCCTTTTTTGCCATAGGAAAATACCCCCTTTCATAAATGGCTAAAAAGTCAAGTTACAAAAAGTGGGCTTTAACCGGGCGGCTGTTAGCACAACCTCGCGGGAATTGCACCCCTGCTCATTTAAGGCAGCTTTACCCATTGCCTGCGACGCTCTGAACGCTCGGACTGTGGATGTAAAGGCTTATCTTCCCTCAATGCGTGTCGTCGCCCGCAAGCTGCTAACTTGCTTCCCGTCGCGGTGTTTTTCGCTCGGCTTTTCCCGATAAGGAAATAGCGTCATGGCGCACCCTCTGTATGGCTCGGCGCAAAAAGGACGTACCCGGTTTGCCCTATACTGCGTCGCCGTTATCTTGCGTCGCTTTCTTTGTCAAGGAACATACGGGGCTGCTGCGGATTGATACGAAACGGAAAAGGGGTTAAGACGTTTCGGTATCGGTGCAGTTATTCAGCCCTAAATGTGAGGATTGCCCTCATTAGCCTTGCTTGCAGCCGTTGGCGAATATCCTCGTCAACGCCAAAATAGACGTTTCCGCGCTCATCGCAGAGCTTTCTCATAGAAAGGCTCGCTATGTAACCGCTAAAATGCTGCAAGACAATTTTCATAGCGTCCGGGTCGCCCTTTGTCGCTGCCACAATGACAGGATAGGGAACAAGGGCAACGTCCGGGAAGTCAGATTGTTTACCATTCGTCCCATTCATCAGCGTGTTCCTCCAAATATTTCTTCAAGATTTCAAAAGAGCTTGTCCGTCTGTACTGTATCGTGCTGCGCGACGTATTGAATAACTTTCCAATCTCCACGTCGGTCATGCCCTCGAAATAGTACAGCATGATAGCTTTCCTTTTTTCTTCCGGCAAAGTGCGGATTGCTTCAAGCAACAGCTTCGGCGTGATTTTCTTTCCCGCCTGCTGATAGCTCGGCTCGGCTTCTTCATCTTGAAAATACTTGTCAAGCGTGTAAAGCTGCCGCTCCTCATGCAAGGCAAGGTCGGAAAACGACACTTCCTTTGCTCTGCGACGCCGGATTTCCTCATGGGCGTTGCAGGCTTCGTTATGCAGCACCCGTTTGCAGTAACTTTGAAAGATACATTGCTTCTGAAATTCCACGCGATTAGGTTCCATGTTCTCACCTCCTTTCGTGTTGAAAGGTGGCGGTACCTCCCCTTTTCGCGGGATAATACAGGTGATTTTTTCAAACGCCGAATGAAAGCGAAACTTTTTTGAAAAAACCTCCCGAAAATGCAAAATGCGCCCATCTGCAAGACGCAGACAGGCGCAAGGGAATTATAAAAAGTATTTAGATGATTTGACAGTTCATATATGAGGGTAGAAGTGTCCCCGGCGGTGGACGAGCTTTTTTTGATAAGCTGAAATGTGCCGTACTTTGTCGATACGCTCTATATATCATGGCGGCTACCTCCATTAGCCGCCGTTTTTACGGTGTTAGGGTCGTCGTAGACTTGCCGATAGGCAAAAAGAAGCGGCGGGGCTGGAAAACAAAAACGCCCGCAAAAGACATGGTTGCCGTTGTGCAGACCATTTACCCCAAGTACGACATGACGAGCCAGAGCAAGTGCGAGAACAGCGACGCCTACGGGATTTGCCTGACGCAGAAAGCCATGAAAGCCCTCTACGCCAAGTTCGACCCGGACGGCAGCCGCGCGAACGAATGGTTCACCAAGCTGGGGTATGTGGACGCGGTGCATCTGGCTTCTCGCATCCGCTGCGAAGTGCTCTTCGATGAATTCATGTCGCTGCTCCAACAGTACAACAAACGCGAACGCAACGTCAGCTTCTACGCCAAGCAGCTCAATATCACGCCGAAATACCTCTCGTCCGTGGTCAAGGAGGTGAGCGGCAAAACCGCCGCGCGCTGGATCGACGAATCGGTGATTCTGGAAGCCAAGGCGCTGCTCAAATACTCCGGCATGAGTATTCAGGAGATCGCCTACCACCTCAACTTTTCGACCCAGTCGTTCTTCGGCAAATACTTCAAACAGCACACCGGCACCAGCCCCTCGCGCTACAAACGCAAAGGCTGAGCCGCAGATACGGCACGAAACCCTCTCCCGGAGAGGGTTTTTTGTTGTCTCCATCCGAAAAGTACGGGGGTGCAGCCCGGTATTCGTCGATATAACATGAATTTCGAGCGGCCGTTTCTCAGCTGTTCGACGCTTATTTTGTAAACCATAGCGTAAACCGGAAAAACATGAAAATCCCCAAGGCGACCGTCACGGC